ATCAAACGAGCAATTAAGATTAACCACACAGTACAAACAAAACATTAAGAACCAAATAAAGAAGCTGGACTTGATGCTTGAAGATGTAGTAAGGGAAGAATTTAACAACCTTTACGACACAGACCCCACAATGGTAACTAATATTCTAAATAGAATAGAATCATTGGTAGACAAGATAAAAGGTTCATCAATAGACGAACTTGTAATGATTGAAGCGGTAATAGATAAATACCAAGAGAACAAAGAATGGTTTCAAGAACACGCTTCAGCGGAATTTTTAAAAATAGATTAGTATGCCAACAGAAATATTAATTGGTTTAGGTGGTGCAATATGTATTTTTGTTTTTTCATACTTATATGTTAATTTAACAGAAAAAAATGATTAGAGAAAAAGAATGGCAATGGACAATAGACGAATATAAAAAACACATAAAAGAAGATAAAATGAGAGGTACACAGATACACTACGAAGCAACAGGTGATTACGATGTAATTGACATTATACAAGACTACAAACTTAATTTTAACAGGGGTAACATAGTAAAGTATGTTTTAAGGTGCGGCAAGAAAGACGACGAGATACAGGAACTTACCAAAGCCAAAGATTATATTGAACGGGAGATTCAATACTTAAAGGAATTAAAAAAGGGAGACAATTAAGTTTCTCTTTTTTTTTGTTAATTTTTTTTTAAAGTGCTTTTTGTGTTAAAATATTGTTTATATTTGTTAAAACAAACAAGATGACAAAAGAAGAAATCATTTTAAAATTAGAAAACCAAATATTCATAGCCAAGTTATATGAGCGTGACTATTCGGTGAAAGATTTAGAAGAAGTATTAACCTATTTAAACAAACAGCAATGAAAGATTACGGAATTAAGTACTTAGATTTAGAATTTACAGTAAGGGGAAACTATGAAGAAGAAGAACCACATATGTACGAATTTAGTGGCAACGCTGAATCATTTGAAATATATGAAATACTGTTAGATGACAAAGACATTACAGACATAGTAGACGACTACGTTATAAAAGAATTAGAAGAAAGAGTAATAAACGAATACTACCGATAATGGTTTTACTATTTGATGCAGACAGTTTAATATTTTCCAGCTGCTATAAGAAAAGAGAAACACCAGAAGACAGTCCTTACTATGACAACCTTGATGACATCACAGGAAAGTTTGATGAAGTGTTTATGAAGATTATAAACGACCTTGAAGAAATTTACCCAATAGACGAAGTAAAGGTATTTAACGGCTCATTAGGAAACTTTAGAAAGTTAATAACACCAAAATACAAAGCTAATAGAATAAACACACCTAAGCCACCTTTATTAAATGAGATGCACGCCTGGGTAAAAGAACACTACGATTCTATATATGGTCACGGTGTAGAAACAGACGACGTAGTTGCGAAGTATTGGTATGAACTATCAAAAGAAATAGGCAGGGACAATGTTATGATTGTAAGCATAGACAAAGATTACAAACAATTCCCTTGCTTAATGTACAACTACCACGCAAAACACAAATGCGTTTATGACATTACAGAAGAAGAAGCAATGTACAACTTTTATGAGCAAATGATTATAGGAGACACGGCAGACAATGTAAACTATTGCAAAGGCTTTGGTAAAAAGTATGCGGAAAAGTACTTAGCAGATTGCCAAACACAATACCAATACACAAAGAAGATGTACAAACTATTCAAGCAACTACACAAAGGCAAAGCAAAGCAAAGATATATTGAGTGCTATAACCTTTTAAAACTAAGAACACAATGAATATATTAAAGAAAGCACAAGAAATTATATTTGACAGAAAAGAAGAAAAAGAAAGACAATACGGTAACATAGATGATTCTATAAGTAAAGCTGCAATTGTTGCTTCTGAATTATGTAATAAAGAAATAACTACTGAAGACTTTTATAAATGTATGATAGCTTTAAAAGTAAGCAGAATGGCTTATAATACTAAAAAAGATACTATGTTAGATTGCGTAGGTTATATTGCTGCGTTAGATAATTTTAAAAATGGAGGTTATGATAAGTAATATATTTGAAAAACAATACAAAGTTTTATTAATGGACGTATTATTAAATGGTAGTATAAATAGTAATAGAACAGGCGTTAATACTTTTAAACAGTTTAATCGTTCTTTAAATATAAATTTACAATATGGATTTCCTGTATTGACTGGTAAAAAAATATTTTTTGAAAAAGCATTAGCAGAGTTTAAATGGATATATGAAGGAAAAACAGATTTACAATATTTGAATGATAACAATATTAAATGGTGGAATGATTTTGCTATAGATGGTAAATTAGGTAAGGTTTACGGTTATCAAATTAAAAGTTTTAATGGAGTATTTAATCAAATAGATTATGTTAAAAATGAAATATTAAACAATTCAAGGAGGGCTATTATTACTTTATGGAACCCTTGTGATTTAAAAGAACAGGCTTTACCTTGTTGCTATACTCAATTTAATTTTGTTAGAGACAATAATAAATTAAATATGATTATGCACTTTAGGAGTTCAGATATGTTTTTAGGTTTACCGTACGACATTATAGTAGGGGCATTATTTTTACATACTATTGCAAAAGAATGTAACTTAATTCCTAATTTATTAGGTTTAAACTTAGCAGACGCGCACATATACGAAACGCATAAAGAGCAAGTAATAGAATATAATAATTTGCCTATATATGTATTGCCAACTTTAGAGGGTGATTACAATAATTATACTTTAAACAATTACAAATCAAATAAATTTATAAAAGCTAAACTTATTGAATAATGTATTACATTTATCACATACCAAGTATAAATAAAATAGGCTGTACTAATAATCTTAAAAGAAGAGTTGAAGCACAGCAAGGCCATTACCAATATGAAATACTTGCAGAAACAGAATCATTAAATGAAGCTTCAGATTTAGAAGTAAAACTACAAACAGAATACGGATATAAATTAGATAGAGTACCTTACAATCAATTAAATATAAATAAAATGGAAAAATTGCACATTACATCATCAACAGTTACATTTCAAGGAACAAAAGGAAGAGCAGATTTTGAAAACTATTTTTTAGATTTAAAAGAAGTTAATTTACCTGAATTAGGAACAGTAATATTTACAAAAGAAGTAATAGATTTTATTTCTAAAAAAGCTGTTAAAAGTATGTACCCTAATATGGGAATGTTTGTTTACAATAACTCTTTGTGGAATTTTTATAATAGTACTTTAGATACAAATGTATATGACAAAATAAGAGACTGGGCATTAGTAAGAGGTATATATGAAAAAGGAGATAGTAAAACACAATACATAAAACTATTAGAAGAAACAGGAGAATTAGCAAAAGCAATACTTAATAATGATAGAGAAGAACTAATAGACGCGATTGGTGATTGTGTAGTTGTATTAACTAACTTAGCTAAATTAGAAAACTTGAATATAGAAGACTGTATAGACTCAGCCTATAATGTTATTTCAAAAAGAAGTGGTAAAATGAAAAATGGCACATTTGTTAAAAATGAATAATGGAAGAATGGAACGACAAAGAATTGTACTACTTTTTTACGATAGAAGCTACACTAACAGATGACCCTTCATTAGAAACATTAGAAAAACATCTAAAGCAATACGAACAAGAACAAGAATACTTAGCTTGTGCTGGCATTAAGTTAGGAATAGAGTTTGCCAGATTTAACAGATTATTAAATTTATACAGAGACTTAGAAAATGACAAAAGATATAATTAAATTCATAAATACAGAATTAAACATAGACATAACGAAAAAGAAAAAGACAAACGAATATGTATTTGCCAGAACGCTTTATTATAAGTTAGCAAAAGAATACACAAACTTACCTATAACTGCGATAGCTGCAGCTGTAAACAAAGACCATTGTTCTGTGATACACAACTTAAAAAACTTTGACGAAGTAATCAAAAGAAAAGAACTAAGAAAAATATACGACACCTTTAAGCTATACCCAATTAAAAGTGAAAGACTACAATACACAGAATTAATAAAACTAAATGAACAATTAAGAAACGAACTATTAGACACCAAACAAAAATACACACAACTACTTAAAGAAAACCAATTAGAAGACACAAGCACAATAGACTACTTACTTAAAGGACTAACACAAGAACAAATAGATTTAGTTTATGTAAGACTTGAGGCAATGGTAAAGATGATTAAGTAATGACCAGAGACGAAATAGAACGATGCTATCAATACTATATAAAACACGGAGGTAATGGAGGTAGGTTTAACTTGCCTCCTGCCGTTATTAAATCATTAATTAACCAACACATAAATCCTTACTTAGTAACTGAAGAAGGAGACATAACACTTCACGATAGGGCGGGTAGATTTATCAAGCGTATTAACAACAACTAAAATTAATTGTTTTTATTATTGAATAATCAAATTTTTTCAAAATGCAAAACAAAAGAGGTGGC